ACATAATCCCAACCTAACGAACCTAGATCAAATCTAAATCTATTTTCATTGACGAGTGATGCTGCAATCATCGTGTCATAAATGTTTCCATTTATTTTTATTCCCATCGCACGAATCCAACACACATCGTACATTGCATTGTGAAAAATTTTATCTGCTTGAGATTCACAAACATCTCTAAACCATTGAATTACCTTACTTTTTTCAAGGTTACCACCACCTTCATGATCAAAAGGAAAGTATCCTGAGTAGCCATCAACAGCTACAGCAATACCCACAACTTTACCTTTACCAATTACAGAACCTGATCCCATTGATTTTAAATCTGGGTCATGTGTTTCTAAGTCAATGGCAATTGTATCTGCTTGTCTTAAGTCTGGAAATTCAGTAGGCTTAACCCATTCTGTTTGTGCTTCAATCATTTAGCTCTCTCCTTTGTTTGTCTCACTGATTCTTTATAAGATTCCTCTAATTCTTTTTTTTCTTTATTAGTTTCTTCTAAAAAATCTTTTTTTATTTCATAAAAAGTATATTTTAATGTAAGTTCTTCTCCATTATTAATATTTCTTAATGTCACTAGATTCCATTTGTCAGTAATAGAACCTTCGGTTCTCATTTCTACTTTAACGCAATTTGCATTTTCATCACAATTAATAAAACCCCCTAAAGGTGTTCTAAAAATTTGTCCATCAACTTGAATATGGGTTGTTCCTAAATTTGTTCCTTGTGCTATACCTGCAGTTGCAAATAGTCCTAATCCATTAATTAAAGAAGGTTTAATTGTAAGTCTAGGGGGTAATGGGTTATACATCAGAATAATCTCTTTCAATAATCATTTCAATAAAGTGAATTGCTTTTTATAACGCATCCTTCTGGATATAGCAACTCATTTTCAATTACAAATTTACTTGGCTGAATTTTAAATTTCTGATAATGTGTTCCGCCGATTTGTTTATCATATGGGTTTTTCATATTTTAAATTCCTTTAATTTGTTTTTTGATTTTATTAAAAATAAATTTTCCATTGTTCGTGTTATACCTACATACCAGACTCTAAATTCTTCTTCCTGTTTTGGTTGAGATTTCTTTGCACCTTTGATAGTATTCGCCGTTTGATTTAAAAATAAAACTACATTGGTTGCCTCACCACCTTTAGCTCCATGAATCGTTGATACTTTTATTCTAGGTTCTTTAGATAAGTCTTCTTTATTAAGTAACATGGCTCGCATGTACTCTCTTTTAGAAAGAGGGACTTTATTAAAAGCTTCATACCAGTCCGCTTTAAAATCTATTAATTCATCTACTTCATCACAACTTATATTTTCCATAACTCTTTGATGAGAAATGTCAGGAATATGTTCTCCTTTTTTTATTTTTTCCCAGTTTATTATGTCTTCATATAAAGTTTTTCCTATACTATTTCCTTGTGCTGTACTAAAATATAGCCCTTTTCTTTTTAGAAATGGTGGAATTACCTTCAATAAAGATTTGGTTCTGGTCAAAATAAGCCAGTCTCCTTTAGTTAAATCCACATCATTTAATCTATAACGTTGATAAATATTTCCAGGAATATCTTTAGGTAAATAATTTTTTGGTATTCTATTATAACCAATACGATTAATAACATTTAAAGCTTTGGTTTGAATTAAACTTGGGACTCTTTTAGATTGATCTAATAAAATTTCTCTAGACTCCCATGTAATAAAAGAATTTACATCGGCACCTGCCCATCCAAATATGGCTTGGTCATCATCTCCTGCAATCCAGACATCACATTTTGTATCTTTTTCTATTTTTTTAATCATAGCCCATTGAATTAGAGATAGGTCTTGTGCTTCATCCACAAAAATTACTTTAAATTTAGGGAGTTTTAATGGATTTTGATCTAAAAATTTAGAAATCATATCGGTAAAATCAATTAGACCAAATGTTTTTTTATAATTACTTATTTCTTTTTCAATAGCAGTAAGTTTATCTCTTGTGATCCAGGTTAAATGTTCATTTAAATCAAATTGTTTTTCCACTGGAATTTGTTTTACCCGCGCTAGATTAATAAGACTTAAGTATTCACTACTTGAAGAAAAAATTCCGTTAAAGTTATTGCTCTCGTACGCTGCATACTTAACTTGAATGCCACAACTTTCTCCTATGGAAAAATAATTTCCTTCTTGCATTACATTTTCTTCTTTAAGACCTAGATTATTAAAGGCTAATGAGTGAAGGGTTTGAAAATATTTTATATCTTTTTTAGTAAGGTCTTGATTTTTTGCTAAAAATCTATCTCTTGCTTCGCCTGCAGCTTTACGAGTAAAAGCAAAGTATCCGATTTGATCTAAGGAGACCCCTTCTTTAACGTACTTATGGACTTGGTTTAGAAGTCTTCTTGTTTTTCCAGTTCCAGGAGGACCTACAACTTTATATCGTGCCATTAATAGTTAACTCCTCTCCTCTCTGTCGGTTTATATTCTATTTTATCAACATGAAGTTGAACTACTTTACAAACCTTTAAAGTTTTGCCATCTACATTTAAAGAGTGATCAAATTCTACATTGCATCGGTCTTTTAATTTTTGTGCAATTTTTTCTTCTGGAATTTTCCATCCAGTTCCCAGATGCTCGATAAAAGAATTAAATCTAAAGTAATGGAATCCTTCTTCTGTAAAACAAGACCCGTTATGTATTTGACTTCTTTGTTGTGCCTGTGGACCATTAATACAATATTGAAAGAGTTCTTCTTCGAGTCTATCTTCGACTTGAGTTCCTTTAGGGGGTGTAATCTTTTGACCATTCTTACGCCACTCATTTAATTTGGCTCTGAAATCTTTTGGTTTTAATGGTTCAAAATAAACTCCTGTCTGTTGCCAGACTAAATTTAAAACTTCTTTTTGTGTAGTCATCAGTTTTGTATTGCTAATTATAACTTGAATCTTGTCATCATTTGGCATGATAACATTGAATCTATATTCTGGTTCTGCATAAGCTATCATTTCAAAATCTTGAATTTCAGGAAATACAGAAATACTATCGGACTTAACTCCAAATGGTCTCTTATAACAAAGACCTCGCATACATTTATCTTTAATAGGATCTTCATAGCAGGTGTGTCCTGCAGTTTCTCCCTTCCATGCTTTTATTTTTGAATCTAGTTTTGCTTTATCCCACGGGCTTGTTAGATAACTATAGTTAGCTGCGGATACTTGGTCTGGCCATTTGTCTTTGTATTTCTTTTTAGCAAAGACCATATAATTGTACATAAATCTGTCTCTACCATCATCTAGTTTTGTCCTAGAGCACAATGCTAGACATGGTGGACCATCATCAAATTCTGGATTAGTTCCTAATAAAATATTTCTATGAGTTTCTTCGACTAATTTTTGTAATGTTTCTTTGTCTACTTTAGATTCGTTAGCATACTTAATAAATTGCTCCACAGATAGTTTAGAATTATTCTTATCTATGGCGTAGCGTTTGGATTCTCCATTATTGTAATAAGGAAGGTTGATAAAGTTTCCTGGTTTTATATCTCCTTTGGCATCCTTCTGTAGTTCTTTCTGTTTAGGAAAAACCTCGGTAGTTGGTTTTAATCCAAGAGGTAGCAGAAAAGCTTTTAGTGCCTCTATTAAATCTATTGTGGGAATTGGTTCTTTTAAAAATATATAACAGTGAAGACCACCGCTTTTAGATAAGATAGGGACTAAAGGTAGTTTGTATTGTTGAAATAGTGCTAAGTAATGTTCGACTTTAAATGATCCATAATCTGGTGGATCAATATCAATACAGCCAAATTGTGCAGTTTTATCTATTCTGCATGGTTGAATTCCAATTGATTTCTTTCCTTGTAAATGATTTTTATAGTCTTCTTGATTGACAGGTCTACCTGCCCATTCGTAATTAGGTTTTATTTTATTTTTTTCAGAGTCTATTTCTGTCTTTGACATGTCCGCCATGCCAAAATCACCTTCATATCCTTTAAATAATTCTATAAATTCTTTTTCCATAATGATCCCGGGTCGGGGCAGCTCTACTCTCGCTTCACTGCCCCTATCCTCCAAAGAGGAATCTTAGTAATTAGATTCTTCTTTTGTTTCGGCTGCAT